CACATCAATGCCCATTCGTGCCACTGGCAATGCAACCCCCATGTTAGTCTCCCGTAACTGGTAATGGTGGTGGTAAAATGGTTCCTGGTGGTCCATTGAGATTCAATGGAATGCCAGTGAGGTTCATTCCGCTTCCGGCGGTGTGCGATTGGGTTGAGCCTGCTTGAGTAGTTATACCACCGGTGGCATTCAATTGAATATCTTTGGTGGCTTCGATGTTGACACTCCCACCGGCTTTAATATTGACATCTCCCGCGGCCGTGAAGTTCAAATCTCCCTTGATATAGACATTTTTATCGCTCAAGACGATCTCAAATGCATCCGCATTGATACGGGTAACTTTCGTTCCATCGGGATGGATTTCATCGGAGGTACCAGACCGATGGTAAATATGAATGCGTTCCGCGCCTGGTGTATCGTCGAATTCGAGGATATGACCAGACTCAGTTTCCATGACACGATTATAAGGGTACTTGGTGGCATACGGGGAAACCGGTTCACTCCAGGTTCCCGGTCCTGAAGTAGGTACCGCAACGGATACACTAGACTTCTTCCAACCAATAGGAGTCTCACTAATTTTCTGGTTTCGAGACAAACGAGAAAAGGTTGGCTCATCTAGAAGTGCGGGGTTGCGTTTCGGAGTTCCTTCTGTAATTGTTACCCCACCTTTCTTATTTGTCAACCCCTGTGGTTTTCGTGGAGCCGATGATAATGATCCACCGATTCGTGGATCATTAAACCCCGATGAGGGGGAAGCTGACACTTTAGGAATGCCTGGAAAAATACCCATGATCACCGGGGCGTGACTTTCTTTATCATCCAGATAAAACCCCATGACATAATCCCCTTCCTTAATTTGCAAGGAAGATGATTCATTCAGTGGTATAATGGGATGGGCCCAGGGCAAATCTTCTGTGGGAATAGAAGTCTTAGACTCGCTATGTGACCCTAGAATGCGAACCCGGCATCTACCCACTTGTAGTGGATCATTGCGATCTTCCACGACCCCCATCCACCAAACAAATTCTTCGCCTAAATTAGTCGAAACTTCCATTAGGTGTCCCTCAACCTTTTCATGGCAGGATTATGTTCTAGTGGTGCCGCGATGCCACTCTTGAGAGAATCCTTTGACAATTCCACCACACATGCATAATTGGTGCGAGTGATTTTATGTCGGATCGCAGTAATCAGATAGTTACCTGAGTATAGATTATCCATCGGTTTCTTTTCTTTCGTACCTAGACTTGCTGCCGGCATGTTAAGATTGACTACCTTTCCGACTCGTAAGTGCATACTTCCAGGCAATACCACTTTGAATTGAAATCCATGCAATCCCGTAATATAGGCGTTACGTTGCAACACCCAACTTTCTGGTTTATTCACATCAACCATGACTCGATAAAATGATTCGTAGGATTTGGTTAATGGTATATCCGTTCTGAGTTTATTGTTTTGAATGAATGGGTGTGGATTCAAATGTTTCGTGTTATTGAAAAATATATCCCCATCAAGCGTTGACACCTTAACCTGTTGGTCAAGAACATTGACTCGTAACAACTTTCCGGCATATTGTCCCCCTGACAACGAACGAAGTAAGTTGGGGGCTCGGACCATTTCATACGATTCCGCAGCTTGCAATCGTTGCTCTGTATCCGTCTCCCTCCCCTGCTCTCCAGTCTCCCCAGCCATATTCAATGGGGTGAAATTGATATTCTGTATCGGAGACTGCTGAGACAACATCTCAAGTGAATTGAAATGGTACCCATCACTATCCTCAAAGAAGAAAAAGGAGCAGCTTTTCGCAGTGGATACCTGCGCCATACGCGATAACCAATTGATAGCATAGAAAGGTGTCCAGTATGGCAACACGATGTTATAAGTGCCAAAAGTTTCCAGCAATTCAGATTGAGGAAATTTCTTCTTATCGATCTTGAGATACTTATAGGCGATATCTCCGATGATAGTGGAGATCTTGGCTTCCCGATAGGCATTAGAAATTTTGATCCCCTCATTGAGGACCATTTCTTCAGAGCAGAAGTGCAACAGATAATCTTCCGATGCCGCAGACTTCTTCGTGCGGTTAGAAATTTTATAGACTCGAAACACCTTTTCGATTTTCCAGTTGGTGGAGGGTTTGACAAGTGTTACGACTAAATGCTCGACCCCAACTATCGGAAGAAGATTGATAATGTTTTGTGTATCGCTCAAAAAGAGGTTGCCTGTCATGGTGTTACTGAACAAATCTTCAAAGATATTCAATTCATACATGATCTCCCGCACGTCAATCTGCTGGCCACTTGACCCAACGAGTACAAGGGATTGCAAGTCAAATTGTGCAGCATACTGAAGTCCATCTTGATTTGGCATTAGGCAATTAGTCTCTCAAGTTCAGAAACGATTTGTGGAAGGTAATTTTTTTGAAGTAGGCTGATGTGTCGTTTGGATTCGTTCAATTCTAATTCATAGGTATAATTATCCTGTGCTGATCGGGTGATCGTCTCAGTGACGGTCACTCCGCTTGAGAACGTGGTGACCACAGGCACCGGAGAAGTCAGGGTATCATATTTGGATTCGTCGATGGTGAACGTCTTCTGACTAGAATTCCCAAGCGAATCCACTTTCGTGATGGTCATTGTAAAATGATGATTCGCGCCACTGGCCGCAGCGACCGAACCGTACTTATCCACAATATATTTGACGAAATTTGCGTAGTCTTTGGGCCAGTCAATCAACGGATCGAGTATATTATTCACCATGGTGACCACCCAATGGTACTTAGATGATCCATATTGGTGGTCTGCAATCATCTCGGGTGTCTCCCCTTCTTGAATCACATACTCATAAAAGGCTTGAGTATTTTTGAGAAGATTTTGGACTGGGGCACACCGACGAAAAATATCTTGCACCCACACCAGTTCAGATGCCGAATTCGCATTGAGGTTGTAACCGATATATGGAAAGTTATCAAAATATGAGGTGGACATTAGAACCCTCTCGCCTTTGGATCACCTGGATGCCCGATTAATTCTTTTGTGATGAATTCGAGTTCTCTGAATTGTAATGTCATTCGGGACATGATAGGATGATCGGAGTTGTAAAAATGCGCACCTCCTGTTGGAGCATAATCAACCGCAATGTCTTCTAAGACACACGTTGAAATTTTTCCAAGTGTATTGATAGAAAATTCAATATCGAACTCCGATGGGGGGACGAAATAGCGTCCCAGTCCTTCTCCTGCAAGCAATTCGGGTGCGGCATGAAATCGAAATAATTGAATAATCTCTTGCACCTTCGTCGCTTCCGCTAATGATCGAGGAGCAAATAAAAACTCAAAATTAAATGTGCGCAATTCGGGGGATTTGAAAATTACATCCACTTGAGGATTAATTGCAATACCAAAAGCAGACAAGGCACCCTGGGAACCTAGTCCAGCTACCCCCTCTCCTAGTTCCGCAACTGCACCCAACCCCTGTCGCCCAGCAATAGAATTGAGGCTGGCTAGTCCCCCCTTAAAACCACCTTGTACAAAGCCTTCCGCCAATGATCTTCCTAATGCCGGAGCCGCGGCCAATGATTGTCCGAGACTTGTACCTGGAAGTCCAGACAGATCGATATGCTCAAAGGAATTTCTGAAATTCCACGATAGGGTGTTGGGCATAAACAACCGAATGGCCGCATTAGTGCGATGCGTCTTTCGGCCAAATCCAATACCGGTATCTTTGAGATTTTTTGCAAGAGTTCGGCTCGTTCGTGCATGGATCTCCGCGGTGGAGAGCGGGGGCAATCCTTTCGATGTTTTGTTATTGTACTTTGATAAGTCCTGGGTATTGATATAGAAGGTCATGAAATAGGGATGTTGCCGTCCCACCCCCAAGTCATTGATAGGATATTGATAGACCCTATATTGATAATTTCTCTGGGCTTTGCGCTGGTCATTATACCATGACTCGGGTTCGGGAGCAGTAAACTCCTCCATCGCCTCCGATGCCTGTCTTCCCTGTTCCACTGCACCTTCTAAGATATCTGTCGCTATGTTTTTGAATATATCAGCCATGCAACCGTCTCCTTACAACCAGCTAGTGCGTTTTCCCACTTCCGGTGGCACTGACTTCACTGAGGATTTGTTATACTTCTTTTTGCTATCTTGCCACACTTCTTCACTATGCACTATATCTCTCCCAGTAAAGTGCTGCACAGGCAATGCCGCGGCAATATCCCATTCAGCCGCCGGTATCTCTACACATCTCGTTAAAATATGTTGGTTCAAATATCGCTTTATACAAGGAGTCGCCCTATAAGCACGATGCATGTTTTGCAACATGGGATACGTCAACTTCAAGCGAGTGTGTTCATCCGTCAATGGCCCAGACGCACAGATCTGAAGTTGCTGTAACAGTATCAACCGATCTTTAGGATGGATGTAGTGCAAATTGAGACCCAGAAATCCATCATGATACTGATGTAGTACAATTACAAGTGGAAACTTATCCCACCATGGGAGGGTCTCCCGTAACTTCGCCGTATACATGAAGAAGTAGAATCGCCCCAACACTGACTTATGACGATTGGCTTGCCGCTCCCGTATGATCTTCATACGGTCCTCAGGGCGTACTTTGAGGGACTTCATCTTCTGAAGTAGCCACGTTCGACCAAATGCGGTTGCGGTGTCGATATTCTTATGATCGCGTTGTTCTTGTATCTTTGAAATAAGTGTTGACATATGCAGTATTTATGCGAACGGATGGCCTTTTTCTGTGAGCACCTGGAATTCCCATCCGTGCTCTTTGCAGAAGAGTTCTGCGGCATTCCATTTCTGTTGGTTGACTGCAAAAGTGGCGACTTCATTGAGAAACCTGCGCGTCTGCCGTCGTTGCTTTGGCATGATGGTTTGTGCATGCGGCTTCACTTCAATCAGCCATGTTTTGTCCTTTCCGTCCTTTCCGCGCACCTGGACCACAAAATCGGGAAAATAGCGATGAATCTCCATATCTAGAGGGGAACGGTAAGGAATGATGATACCTTCAGAGTTCCAGAGGACCACACTGGGATTGCGGTCAAACTGAATCATCAATTGCCGTTCCCACCCACTCCTATAGACAATTTCATTCACATTCCCCGCATATTTCCGAGGATTCTCAGGCGTATATCGTCCTTGAATGTACTTTCTCATAGTTCCCCACAAGCAGTATAAATAAGCGTAGTTCTTATTTATTACACTAAAGGAGCCTCATGGCAGGTCGTCTACAGGAATTTATTGGACACTTTAATCGGTATGGGGTGGCAAAAACCTCCCATTTCCAATTTATCTGTCCTCCGATTGTGAAGGGGCCGTTGTTCTCTGATGCTTCTAAAGTCCTCAGTCTTCGCTGTGAAGCTACTGAACTACCTGGTCGGCAGTTGGTTTCCGAAGACGCACACATTTATGGGCCCACCTACAAGGTTCCGTATCAGACCGTCTATCAGGAGTTGACTTTAACGTTTTTAGAAACGTCAACCTTCTATATTCGCTCATTCTTTGAAGTGTGGATGAACGCCATTTTCAATGCCAGCACGAACAAAGTCCAGTATCCCAATAAGACCTGGGTGGATACTGCACTCACCCAATACGATGTCAGTGCTCGTGACGAAACTGATCCCTCATCATCACTTAAAATTATTGCTCAATGGGCGTTGCACTATTGCCGCCCCACGGCAATCAATCAGATGCCAGTATCGTGGGCAGAAGACGGTTTACACCGAATCGCAGTGACATTGGCATTCCAATCGTATACACTCACGACATTTGCAGCACCTTCTCCGCCTGGCGTATCACCGATCAAATCGGAACCTAAATTACCCAGAGGAAGTGGAACCCCGAATCCGTTCAATTTTACAAAAATTTAGCATGGAGTAAATGATTATGGCATTACCAAAGTTGACTGTTCCGATGTATGATGTTGTGTGTCCTTCCGGACTCAAAGTGTCCTTTCGTCCATTCCTCGTGAAGGAAGAAAAGTTGCTCATGACCGCAATGGAATCTAATGAACCTGACACCCAGGTTAGTGCTATCAAGAAGGTGTTAGAGGAATGCGTTGGAACGATCTCCAATATCGATGTCGATAAACTCCCCCTATTCGATGTGGAGTTTTTATTCCTAAACCTTCGTGCTCGAAGCATCGGGGAAGTAGTTACTCTGAAATACAAGTGCAAGCAATTGGTCCCGAATGCCAATGCCGCAAACGCATTGGTTGAGTGCGGGTCGGTGTCGGAGTATAAGGTAGATCTACTAACGGTTAAGCCGACGTTTGCCCCTGGACATCAGAAGCAGATTCAACTTACCCCCGAAGTGGGCATCATCATGAGATATCCCACATTCAAATCCTATGGAACTATCAGTAGAAAGGATATGTCCTCGGACGATGCGTTTGCGTTTTTGGTCAGTTCTATCGAATCCATCTATGATCAGCAAACAGTCATTCCAACAAAGGATGTACCGCTTGAGGAAGTGAATGCATTTGTGGATGATTTGACCAATACCCAAGTTGAAAAGATCGATGCCTTTTTCAGCACCATGCCGAAACTGGAAACGACCATTATGTTCAAGTGTCCGAAGTGCGCCTATGAAGAAGAGTTGACGGTGCGAGGGCTAGATAATTTTTTCGGCTAATCCTGTCCCATGATAATTTAGCGAATTACTATACCACTACATTCGCTTTGGTACAGGATCACAAGTTCAGCATCACAGAACTTGAAGACATGCTACCATGGGAACGATTGGTATACTTGACATTAGTACAACAACGAGTTGAACGTGATAATGAACGGATACGACAGCAAAATGCTAAACAAGCTGCCCAAAGGAAGGGATAATGGCTGAAA